ATGAATGAGATAACAACTAAAAAGGCAAATCCGATTTTATTAGGCGTACTTGGTGTATTCGTTAGCAATATCAGTCACGCTTCAGCACTTGAACAATCGGGCCAATCTATCTTGCCATTTCTTGAAAATGGGAATTATGCAGAAGCAAATTTATTTGCAGTTGATGCATCTGTTTCTGGCATAGTCAATGATAGAGCCGATCTTGTAAGAGATCATCAAAGTCGAGATACAGGTGATATTGCAGAAAGTACGCAATTTTATACAGCTGCAATAAAGTTACAACTCACAGATCGTTTAGGTTTTGGTGTGCTATATGATCAACCTTTTTCAGCAGACATCAAATATCCGGCACGTTCTAATAATAGTTACTTTGATAATGATATTAGCCATGAAGGTACATCAGTAAAAGCTGATACTCAAAATTTAAGTTTATTATTCGGATATTCTCCATATCAGCATTTTCAAATTTATGGTGGACCTGTTTATCAAACTGTAAAAGCAAATGTAGCGCTTAGAGGTAATGCCTATACTCAGGCTTTTAATGGCTATAATGCTAAGTTTAAACAACAAGGTGAGGTTGGTTGGTTGTTGGGAGGGAGCTATCAACTACCTGATATAGCATTAAAAGCAGCAATTACATATCGGTCTAAAATCAAATATCAATTTCAAGTGGAAGAAGATATTTTTGGTGAACCATTAAAACTTGTTGAAAATGAGAAAACCCAATTAGAGACTCCAGCATCATTAAATATTGATTTTCAAACAGGTATTTCTGAAAAATCACTTGTTTATATGAATTTAAGATGGGTGAATTGGAAAGAGTTTGAAACTCGTCCTCCACAATATGGAGCTCTTTCTGAAATTTTAATGAAAGAATTAACCAATGGCGAATATATTCAAGGATTCAAGCTCGATTCTTACCAAAACGATCAATATAGTGCAACTTTAGGAATTGCACACCAATTTACAGAAAAATGGAGTACTTCAACAGATGTAAGTTGGGATTCAGGTACAGGTAATCCTGCATCAACGATGGGACCCATAAAAGGTTCATGGTCACTTGGTTTAGGCGTCCAGTTTAATCCAGCTAAAAACTACTTTATAACTGGTAGCTTAAAATATTTTTGGCTAGGTGATACTAAAACTGAAGATGGGACTTATTACTTACCAATAGAGGGAATCAAGCCATACGCAGAACAGGCAAATTTCAAAAATAACCATGCAATTGCGTATGGTTTGAAATTTGGATATTGGTTTTAAGAAGGGTCGATAAAGCCTTATACAATGGCAGTAAACAGCATTGTGTAAGGCACTGATACTTGTTAGGTATGCTTAGAACACTTAGCCAAACTATGGTCACAGTGAAGATCAAGTGACTTACTAATATATGGAGAGTAGCAAAGCCTTATATATGGTAGGTTTTCAAATCTTTTATTTAACATAATATACATTATACGAATCGGTAAAAATAACTATGTGTAATGTATAGTTTTATTTCGGTTTTCCGAATATTTCAGGATGTGCAATGTTACTTGCACCATCCTCATCTAATACATCAATCATTAAATTCCCTTAGGTAATTCAACTTGTTTAACAACATATTTCATAGATTTACCTGAAGTAACCATTTCAAATGTGATATCAGCTTCTAACGGAAATTTATGTTGCTTAAGCAACACTAAATTAGTACGGTCTTGCCAGTTAAATACCTCACAAGCATTACCAACCGCATTGCCTTGAGATTGATCAAGCGGAACCTCACAATACAAAGCTACATGGTCATAATGACGACCATCGTCGGTTTTAAAATCAACAGCCTTAGCACCTAAGATTTTCACTTTATTTTTAAATTGCATCATTGCTACATTCTCCGAGCAGTTATAAGCACATGATCTAACCGCTTCGGATAAGCGAATTGATCAGAGCAAGAAATAATATTGATTAACTCTTCAGGTTCAAAAACCTGTTTAAAAACATTGATATACTTGCCATATTGGTGTTTTAGATTCTTAATGGCAGTATCAAAGTTAATGCGTGCAACCTTTTGAATTGTTTCAATTCTTGCAGGTTGAATATCTTCAGATAGAAATGCGAAACATGGGTATGAACCTATAAAATACTCACTTGGAGCCAACAACATATCGAACGGCAAAACACGGTCAATTGACTTAAATTCAACTTCAGCACGTTGCCAGTTATCATTTGGATCACCTTCAGCTCGACCTTTCTCATACAAACGAAGCATCTTGCCCGATTCACGTGCACCGACCATCAATGTACGTCCTTTACCGTTTGGACGCTTCCAATTGCCTTTATGCTCGATATTCGGCATACGGTTACCACAACTAAAACCGCCTAAACCGTCTTGCATATTGCCCCAGTCAACATTGATCTTTTTACCTTCAAAGTCATCATGTGCAATATCAACTCGAGTTAATTTAGCTCGTTTGGCCATAGTTACTAAGAAGTTGTAAAGTCTTAATTCCCAACCACTTTTAGCAAAGTTGCAACCACGACCATTGATCATAATTAAGATCGTATTGCGCTGACCGCCAATGCAGACAAAGCCGAAATCTTCACCTAGTACATAGCTTTCTTTATAGAAATTAAGACCGCCATGACGACATGCAGTCGTTGAGAATCCAAAGATGTGGTGTAACTGGTAATCCAGTTCCTCTACAGCAGCAGTCCAACGATGTGTATCGATGATGTATTCATCTTCATTCCAATACTTGTCGCCTAAAGTCTCAATTCCGATTGTGAAATTGACCCAGTCAATCACAGCAATTTCATTGTCAGCAGGCAAACGGCATTGAACTGGTTTAACACCTGAAGATGTCATCACCATGTGAGCGTATGGAATTGTGTATAGCGAATGCTCTTGATACGGGAGATCGGCGTCTTGCAGTTGCGTATCGGATGTCTTTACCCCCATCTTATTAATGGGGGTTACAACCATCGCATTTTCCAATCCCCCCGATAAAGCTGTGGGGTTTGGTTGTTTTTTATACTCACCCATTAGCAAATCCCCATTGAACGGAAATTATCATTCTCAGCTTTCAACATGTCGTAGTACTCCGCTACTTTGGCAGACTTATAGCCCCACTCCACCATCGTCATTTCAATATGGAAAAGAACAAGCTCAGACTCGTAAGCCGGATTGCCCCCAATAATTAACTGCACTGCCCGATCAAAAATGATCTTGGCCACAATCTCAAAAGCTAGTTCCTTTTCCATAAAATCACAAATATAGAAATCACATTCCAGTAATAATACAGAAATCACATATGAATACAAGAACAAATCACAAATTCATTTACAATTTAAAAATCAACTGAGGAGCATGAATATGGCTAAAACTTTTAGATTTACAGATGAAGAAGAAAATGCATTGAATGAAACAGCATTAAAAGTAAACAGAGACCTTGTTAAAGCAGGTAAAAAGCCATTAAGAGATACAGAAATCTTCCATGAGATTATTAAACAAACTTTGCTCGAAGGCTTTGTAGAAGTAACTAGAGATGGAACATTAAAAGTAGAAACAAAAAAATAATTGATCAAAAAAAAGTTAAGCATCCCCTGCTCTAGCCTTCAGATCGCATAATGCCGACTATGTAAAAAAACGCCGATTTGCTATGAAATTATGGCAAATCGGCTATGTTACATAATCAGGCACACATTATACGAATCGGTAAAAATAACTATGTGTAATGTATAGTTTTATTTCGGTTTTCCGAATATTTCAGGATGTGCAATGTTACTTGCACCATCCTCATCTAATACATCAATCATTAAATTCCCTTAGGTAATTCAACTTGTTTAACAACATATTTCATAGATTTACCTGAAGTAACCATTTCAAATGTGATATCAGCTTCTAACGGAAATTTATGTTGCTTAAGCAACACTAAATTAGTACGGTCTTGCCAGTTAAATACCTCACAAGCATTACCAACCGCATTGCCTTGAGATTGATCAAGCGGAACCTCACAATACAAAGCTACATGGTCATAATGACGACCATCGTCGGTTTTAAAATCAACAGCCTTAGCACCTAAGATTTTCACTTTATTTTTAAATTGCATCATTGCTACATTCTCCGAGCAGTTATAAGCACATGATCTAACCGCTTCGGATAAGCGAATTGATCAGAGCAAGAAATAATATTGATTAACTCTTCAGGTTCAAAAACCTGTTTAAAAACATTGATATACTTGCCATATTGGTGTTTTAGATTCTTAATGGCAGTATCAAAGTTAATGCGTGCAACCTTTTGAATTGTTTCAATTCTTGCAGGTTGAATATCTTCAGATAGAAATGCGAAACATGGGTATGAACCTATAAAATACTCACTTGGAGCCAACAACATATCGAACGGCAAAACACGGTCAATTGACTTAAATTCAACTTCAGCACGTTGCCAGTTATCATTTGGATCACCTTCAGCTCGACCTTTCTCATACAAACGAAGCATCTTGCCCGATTCACGTGCACCGACCATCAATGTACGTCCTTTACCGTTTGGACGCTTCCAATTGCCTTTATGCTCGATATTCGGCATACGGTTACCACAACTAAAACCGCCTAAACCGTCTTGCATATTGCCCCAGTCAACATTGATCTTTTTACCTTCAAAGTCATCATGTGCAATATCAACTCGAGTTAATTTAGCTCGTTTGGCCATAGTTACTAAGAAGTTGTAAAGTCTTAATTCCCAACCACTTTTAGCAAAGTTGCAACCACGACCATTGATCATAATTAAGATCGTATTGCGCTGACCGCCAATGCAGACAAAGCCGAAATCTTCACCTAGTACATAGCTTTCTTTATAGAAATTAAGACCGCCATGACGACATGCAGTCGTTGAGAATCCAAAGATGTGGTGTAACTGGTAATCCAGTTCCTCTACAGCAGCAGTCCAACGATGTGTATCGATGATGTATTCATCTTCATTCCAATACTTGTCGCCTAAAGTCTCAATTCCGATTGTGAAATTGACCCAGTCAATCACAGCAATTTCATTGTCAGCAGGCAAACGGCATTGAACTGGTTTAACACCTGAAGATGTCATCACCATGTGAGCGTATGGAATTGTGTATAGCGAATGCTCTTGATACGGGAGATCGGCGTCTTGCAGTTGCGTATCGGATGTCTTTACCCCCATCTTATTAATGGGGGTTACAACCATCGCATTTTCCAATCCCCCCGATAAAGCTGTGGGGTTTGGTTGTTTTTTATACTCACCCATTAGCAAATCCCCATTGAACGGAAATTATCATTCTCAGCTTTCAACATGTCGTAGTACTCCGCTACTTTGGCAGACTTATAGCCCCACTCCACCATCGTCATTTCAATATGGAAAAGAACAAGCTCAGACTCGTAAGCCGGATTGCCCCCAATAATTAACTGCACTGCCCGATCAAAAATGATCTTGGCCACAATCTCAAAAGCTAGTTCCTTTTCCATAAAATCACAAATATAGAAATCACATTCCAGTAATAATACAGAAATCACATATGAATACAAGAACAAATCACAAATTCATTTACAATTTAAAAATCAACTGAGGAGCATGAATATGGCTAAAACTTTTAGATTTACAGATGAAGAAGAAAATGCATTGAATGAAACAGCATTAAAAGTAAACAGAGACCTTGTTAAAGCAGGTAAAAAGCCATTAAGAGATACAGAAATCTTCCATGAGATTATTAAACAAACTTTGCTCGAAGGCTTTGTAGAAGTAACTAGAGATGGAACATTAAAAGTAGAAACAAAAAAATAATTGATCAAAAAAAAGTTAAGCATCCCCTGCTCTAGCCTTCAGATCGCATAATGCCGACTATGTAAAAAAACGCCGATTTGCTATGAAATTATGGCAAATCGGCTATGTTACATAATCAGGCACACATTATACGAACAATCGTATTATTCTGTATTAAGCCTTTGATTCCATTGGGTTTTTCTTGGGAACTGGCTTCACACTAAACACCTGCATCTGTGCACCAAACTTAGTTTGTTGCTCTGTGAATTCAATTTCTACTTCCTGAGCGTTGTCGGCACATTCTTCAAGAATCGCTTGGATCTGTTCGACTGGCATCATTCCCGGCATTGCAGTTAAGTTGAATTTCTGTGGTGATAAAACAGTTGTTGAAAGATAAGTTACATCTTCACCTTTTTTATTTTGACCACGGTAAACGGTTGGGAAAATTGTGCGTTTGTTAAATGATACTTGCATGGTTAAAGCCTCCTCAGGCAACTAGATGTAACCCACGTTTGGGTGTGTATTGTGAAACTGGTTGAACGTAATCTGGTGGCAATTGGTCAGCCATCTTGAGTTCAAATAAACGGACAAATGGGATGACTTTCCCATCAGGATTTTTATGTAAATTCTGAAGATGCGAACGGCTAATACCACAGCCAAGAAGCTCTCTTTCACGCTTATAAAAACGTGATTCCAAATGTCTGGACTTTACTTTTTTATATCCATCAATTCGTAATGAACGATAAAAATCTAAAGCGTTATAAGCCTTGGTATAACTAGGATTGCCTTTCTTGGTGTAAGTCACCAATTGAGACATTAAAACGGATAATAATTCGTCATCATTTGCGAAGTTCATATATTTACCCTCCATTGTCTTAAGGATTGGGTCAAACGCTACGTGCCAGAGTCGCAGCAATAATTCTGGCTGTTCATGTTGCAGCTTAATAAGCTGAAATAAATTAGATGGATAACCATTCTTGGTTAAATATGTTTTACAAATACGGGCTTCTAAACGAAGAATGGCATTAGCAAATTGCAAAACACCATTCATAGCAATAACAAGCGATTTAGAGCGCATACAGCCCTTATCTGCTTGCTTTTGAATCTTATTTAATTGGCTTTTTACTTCTTCAAATTTGCCATAGGCTTTAGGTCTGACACTGGCACCATCATTACCCCAAGAGATGTAGTTGTCGTATTTAACTTCACGAGCTTTACGATGACCCGAAGCCAAGCTAGCCATGTAATCCAGCGTTGGTTGAACCATATTCTGATGTGGCAATCTAAATAAATAAGTCGTATCTAGATGTAAAACCTCAGTATTTGGTAAATCCAAAATTGGGGCTAGCTGGGGAAAGGCTTCGAGTAACATGCCAAGCATATGATCTGAGCCAAGTTCTATCGACTCAAAACCATACACATTGTGACCTTGTAACAATTTCAACGGAGACGCCTTAATCTCAACATAAGGCGGTGTATTCATTGTATTTGTATAAAACTTAACAGCCATATCCGTGTAATCACTTGGGAGTGACTCATACGGATGGTAAAGCTCCCCTGTTATCGTTTGACCATCATCGGTCTTAGAAACATGACGAGTCGCAGCAGGAATACCATAATCACGAATATCACCATTAAACCAATGATGATTATCAAGACTACGTACATACGTAGGAATGATCGGAATCGCTAACCGCAGAAAATCTAGCATAAGCAATTACCCAGATATATGAACTTTTAATACTTGTTGTATGCTCATAAAATTCCCCAATAATTATCGCATTTAATAGAATTAAAATCTCTTTAAATAGATATTAATCTAATATATGAGAAGTGTAAACAAAGGAAATCTAATATATGAGAAATAATTGTTATAAAATTGACGAAAGTGAAAAAGGTCATGAAATGAACAGTATAGGCGAACGTATAGAAAAAAAATGTAAGGAACTGAATATCAGTATTCCTGAACTAGCAAACATCGCTGGAGTAAACTACAAGACCCTAAAAAGAAACATGACCGCAGAAGATCCAAATCCTACATTGCAACACTTAAAAAGACTAAGCATAGCTCTGGGTATGAGTATAGATAATCTCGCATTTGGCGAAGACGGAAGCACAGATGAAGAAATAGCTATAATTCTCAACGACCTAAAAAATATAGAAAAAGAAGATAAAAAAAGAATCCTATATATGGTTCGAATGATGATTGCTGAAAGTAAAAATAGGAAATAAAAATGGATATTCTAGAAATAGAAGAAAAAATAGGAAAAGTATTTAATAAAACGACTCCTACTGGGAGACTGTCGAAAGTAAAGACACGAAATTTAACAAGTTTTTTATGCGTGCTCGTCATGATTGGAATAGAAAAAATAAAAAAAGATCATGATGAAAAAACATTCAAAAAATATATGGAAGAATTAAAAAGATGTGGAATAACAGAAGAATACATAAGAAAAGAGCATCAAAAAGAAAGATTTAAAAGAAAAAATCAAAAAGTAGAATATGTCGAATTAATATTTGATCTAAACAATCAAGTCCCAGCAGGATATGAACCACCAAAGAGCCAATACAATATAGAAGAAATGATAGGTAAAAAGCTCAAAATATAATCAAAATTAGCACTTGTTGCGATTCATTCTCATTTCCTCTGAAAGCTCCGTTATATATAGCTCATAGACGAAATGGCAAAAAACTTTGGACAGTCAGGCACACTATTAGACGGTAGTGTGCCCTTCTCTAAAATCTCCCAGAAAGGTCAGGCGCGACGAGTCGCTGCCCGCCCTTTCCTATCCTTCAAATTCGCATAATGAGCATTGATGTTAAATGCCATGCGAGTGCGTAAATATGATCGCATCATTGACAAAAAACCCCGCTATCGCGGGGTCTTTAGTCAACGAACATGGCAAGTAACATAATGCGGGTATTATACGAACAATCGTATTATTCTGTATTAAGCCTTTGATTCCATTGGGTTTTTCTTGGGAACTGGCTTCACACTAAACACCTGCATCTGTGCACCAAACTTAGTTTGTTGCTCTGTGAATTCAATTTCTACTTCCTGAGCGTTGTCGGCACATTCTTCAAGAATCGCTTGGATCTGTTCGACTGGCATCATTCCCGGCATTGCAGTTAAGTTGAATTTCTGTGGTGATAAAACAGTTGTTGAAAGATAAGTTACATCTTCACCTTTTTTATTTTGACCACGGTAAACGGTTGGGAAAATTGTGCGTTTGTTAAATGATACTTGCATGGTTAAAGCCTCCTCAGGCAACTAGATGTAACCCACGTTTGGGTGTGTATTGTGAAACTGGTTGAACGTAATCTGGTGGCAATTGGTCAGCCATCTTGAGTTCAAATAAACGGACAAATGGGATGACTTTCCCATCAGGATTTTTATGTAAATTCTGAAGATGCGAACGGCTAATACCACAGCCAAGAAGCTCTCTTTCACGCTTATAAAAACGTGATTCCAAATGTCTGGACTTTACTTTTTTATATCCATCAATTCGTAATGAACGATAAAAATCTAAAGCGTTATAAGCCTTGGTATAACTAGGATTGCCTTTCTTGGTGTAAGTCACCAATTGAGACATTAAAACGGATAATAATTCGTCATCATTTGCGAAGTTCATATATTTACCCTCCATTGTCTTAAGGATTGGGTCAAACGCTACGTGCCAGAGTCGCAGCAATAATTCTGGCTGTTCATGTTGCAGCTTAATAAGCTGAAATAAATTAGATGGATAACCATTCTTGGTTAAATATGTTTTACAAATACGGGCTTCTAAACGAAGAATGGCATTAGCAAATTGCAAAACACCATTCATAGCAATAACAAGCGATTTAGAGCGCATACAGCCCTTATCTGCTTGCTTTTGAATCTTATTTAATTGGCTTTTTACTTCTTCAAATTTGCCATAGGCTTTAGGTCTGACACTGGCACCATCATTACCCCAAGAGATGTAGTTGTCGTATTTAACTTCACGAGCTTTACGATGACCCGAAGCCAAGCTAGCCATGTAATCCAGCGTTGGTTGAACCATATTCTGATGTGGCAATCTAAATAAATAAGTCGTATCTAGATGTAAAACCTCAGTATTTGGTAAATCCAAAATTGGGGCTAGCTGGGGAAAGGCTTCGAGTAACATGCCAAGCATATGATCTGAGCCAAGTTCTATCGACTCAAAACCATACACATTGTGACCTTGTAACAATTTCAACGGAGACGCCTTAATCTCAACATAAGGCGGTGTATTCATTGTATTTGTATAAAACTTAACAGCCATATCCGTGTAATCACTTGGGAGTGACTCATACGGATGGTAAAGCTCCCCTGTTATCGTTTGACCATCATCGGTCTTAGAAACATGACGAGTCGCAGCAGGAATACCATAATCACGAATATCACCATTAAACCAATGATGATTATCAAGACTACGTACATACGTAGGAATGATCGGAATCGCTAACCGCAGAAAATCTAGCATAAGCAATTACCCAGATATATGAACTTTTAATACTTGTTGTATGCTCATAAAATTCCCCAATAATTATCGCATTTAATAGAATTAAAATCTCTTTAAATAGATATTAATCTAATATATGAGAAGTGTAAACAAAGGAAATCTAATATATGAGAAATAATTGTTATAAAATTGACGAAAGTGAAAAAGGTCATGAAATGAACAGTATAGGCGAACGTATAGAAAAAAAATGTAAGGAACTGAATATCAGTATTCCTGAACTAGCAAACATCGCTGGAGTAAACTACAAGACCCTAAAAAGAAACATGACCGCAGAAGATCCAAATCCTACATTGCAACACTTAAAAAGACTAAGCATAGCTCTGGGTATGAGTATAGATAATCTCGCATTTGGCGAAGACGGAAGCACAGATGAAGAAATAGCTATAATTCTCAACGACCTAAAAAATATAGAAAAAGAAGATAAAAAAAGAATCCTATATATGGTTCGAATGATGATTGCTGAAAGTAAAAATAGGAAATAAAAATGGATATTCTAGAAATAGAAGAAAAAATAGGAAAAGTATTTAATAAAACGACTCCTACTGGGAGACTGTCGAAAGTAAAGACACGAAATTTAACAAGTTTTTTATGCGTGCTCGTCATGATTGGAATAGAAAAAATAAAAAAAGATCATGATGAAAAAACATTCAAAAAATATATGGAAGAATTAAAAAGATGTGGAATAACAGAAGAATACATAAGAAAAGAGCATCAAAAAGAAAGATTTAAAAGAAAAAATCAAAAAGTAGAATATGTCGAATTAATATTTGATCTAAACAATCAAGTCCCAGCAGGATATGAACCACCAAAGAGCCAATACAATATAGAAGAAATGATAGGTAAAAAGCTCAAAATATAATCAAAATTAGCACTTGTTGCGATTCATTCTCATTTCCTCTGAAAGCTCCGTTATATATAGCTCATAGACGAAATGGCAAAAAACTTTGGACAGTCAGGCACACTATTAGACGGTAGTGTGCCCTTCTCTAAAATCTCCCAGAAAGGTCAGGCGCGACGAGTCGCTGCCCGCCCTTTCCTATCCTTCAAATTCGCATAATGAGCATTGATGTTAAATGCCATGCGAGTGCGTAAATATGATCGCATCATTGACAAAAAACCCCGCTATCGCGGGGTCTTTAGTCAACGAACATGGCAAGTAACATAATGCGGGTATTATACGAAGTGTTTTATTATTAACACTTTGATTCATATAGCTTTATTACGCTGCTTCCACACCATCAAAGTCCAAAGCCACCAATACAGCTTTAGGCGCTTTACCTGTGAAATCCCAATCAAAGATCAATTTAGCTTTGCTCGGTAATTCCTGATGCAGATAATCATTGAAAAACTGAGCGCCTTTAATCTTGTAGTCAGTCGATTTAAAACCGATTGCGCCTTGTTCTTTCTCACGATCTGAATATTCTTGCAGCACAGTTACAACCGTGTTTGAAAACTCGATTGTTTTACCTTTATCGTCTGTAAAGTCTCCAGCAGCCTTACGGATGCCTGTAACTGTCATAATTGGATGTTGTGAATTGTTCATTTGCTCACCTTTAAGCTACTGATTTAAATTGCGATACTGGTGGCTCGTACCACTCAGGCAATTGTTGGGAAAAGTCGATTTCTACGAGCTTCATAAATGGAATGACATTTTTAGCCTTGTTGTCATGCAAGTTCTGCAAAAATGCTTTTGAAAAGCCACATTCGCAAAGTTCAGATAAATGTCTATAAAACGTAGGCTTAGGAAGCATTTGAGCTAATTTCTCTAAGCCATGTTCACGTACTAAACAGTACGTAGAATAAATATTTCGGATACGTGTTTGAGAAACCTTACCGCTATTGGTAACGACAACTGGCGAGTTTGATATGGCTTCCAAAACACTTTCATCATTAATCAATTTCACAGTTTGACCTCTCATGGCATCAAATATGCTGTGCGTTGCTTTTGTCCAAAGTGTTTGAAGTAAATCGGGATTTGCCTTTTGAAATGCTATGAGTTCATAAAGGTTCGTTGGAACTCCATTACGTTCAAGCCAACGTTTTTTTAAACGTGACTCAAATCGTAAAAGTCCGACTGTCCAGTTAATTAACCGTGAGTCAGACATGACATCGACAACTCGTTGAGCTGACTTGTCATTCTTCTTTGCCAGTTGCTTAAGTTCTTCAAACTGAGAAAGAAATTCATCATGCTTTAAATAGCATTTATGATTTACGAGTCTGGAAGTCTGACCACCCCAATATACCGAGCTATCAAACCGCTTATTAGAAAGTCTAGTTTGACCATTGCTGACATTGGCCAGAAAATCCAGAACCTTTTTAGCCGTTGTCTGATCCGACAATTTGGCCGAGTACGTTACATCTATGTGAGAAACCCAAGCGCGAGTCCAATCAAGCATCTTAGTCAATACTGGATATGCCATATGCAAGAAGCCGATCATTTCATCAGCACCCTGCTCTATGTCATCCGAGCCAAAAACATTATGACCTTGAAGCAACTTAGCTGGTGATGCTTTGATCTGGACATACGGTTCATAACTAGTATCGAAAAACACTTTCATAGCCATACCCGTATAGTGAGTTGGCACAGATTCATAAGGATGGAATAAAGCAGCAGCAGAAATTGAGCCATCATCATTTTTATGAACTGAACGTGATGCAAGTGGTATTTCGATAGTATGAAGATCAATATCTACAAAAAAATAACGCCCTTCCGCATCTACCGAGTAGAAGCTGGATTCAAAAGGCGCATTTATGCAAATATGATCTAGCATGACTAATTACGCATGTATACAAATAACATTGAGCAGAATTTAATACAATTACACATGAATAGCAAGCACATATAACAGATATACAAGTAATATTGTATGCAAGTTAATAACCCGAAAATGTGACGAAAATGGCAGTAACAGTTCGTTTAAATGACAAAGAGCAAGAATCTCTACGAAAGAAGTGTGTAGAGCTCAATAAAATTCTGATCAATAAAAATCTCCAGCCCATAAAGGATAGTGAGCTAGTACATATCATTCTTGATCAGGCTATAGATAACGTTGAGATTTCAGCCAATGGAAAAGTCGTTGTAAGAAACGCGAAAGATTTATAAAAATTCTCAAATTTGAGACTAGAGTCCATCATTAGAAGACGTGGACTCCCCGCCTCGGCTGAAAATTCGCATAATGCGCATTGATGTTAAATGCACTTCTATGCATCTAGCGATCATCGCAACATTGACAAATAAATAAGCACCTATGTATATGATACATAAGTGCTTTTTATTTGTAGCAATGTGAAGTGCAAGTAACATAACGCTTGGTCAAATTATACGAAGTGTTTTATTATTAACACTTTGATTCATATAGCTTTATTACGCTGCTTCCACACCATCAAAGTCCAAAGCCACCAATACAGCTTTAGGCGCTTTACCTGTGAAATCCCAATCAAAGATCAATTTAGCTTTGCTCGGTAATTCCTGATGCAGATAATCATTGAAAAACTGAGCGCCTTTAATCTTGTAGTCAGTCGATTTAAAACCGATTGCGCCTTGTTCTTTCTCACGATCTGAATATTCTTGCAGCACAGTTACAACCGTGTTTGAAAACTCGATTGTTTTACCTTTATCGTCTGTAAAGTCTCCAGCAGCCTTACGGATGCCTGTAACTGTCATAATTGGATGTTGTGAATTGTTCATTTGCTCACCTTTAAGCTACTGATTTAAATTGCGATACTGGTGGCTCGTACCACTCAGGCAATTGTTGGGAAAAGTCGATTTCTACGAGCTTCATAAATGGAATGACATTTTTAGCCTTGTTGTCATGCAAGTTCTGCAAAAATGCTTTTGAAAAGCCACATTCGCAAAGTTCAGATAAATGTCTATAAAACGTAGGCTTAGGAAGCATTTGAGCTAATTTCTCTAAGCCATGTTCACGTACTAAACAGTACGTAGAATAAATATTTCGGATACGTGTTTGAGAAACCTTACCGCTATTGGTAACGACAACTGGCGAGTTTGATATGGCTTCCAAAACACTTTCATCATTAATCAATTTCACAGTTTGACCTCTCATGGCATCAAATATGCTGTGCGTTGCTTTTGTCCAAAGTGTTTGAAGTAAATCGGGATTTGCCTTTTGAAATGCTATGAGTTCATAAAGGTTCGTTGGAACTCCATTACGTTCAAGCCAACGTTTTTTTAAACGTGACTCAAATCGTAAAAGTCCGACTGTCCAGTTAATTAACCGTGAGTCAGACATGACATCGACAACTCGTTGAGCTGACTTGTCATTCTTCTTTGCCAGTTGCTTAAGTTCTTCAAACTGAGAAAGAAATTCATCATGCTTTAAATAGCATTTATGATTTACGAGTCTGGAAGTCTGACCACCCCAATATACCGAGCTATCAAACCGCTTATTAGAAAGTCTAGTTTGACCATTGCTGACATTGGCCAGAAAATCCAGAACCTTTTTAGCCGTTGTCTGATCCGACAATTTGGCCGAGTACGTTACATCTATGTGAGAAACCCAAGCGCGAGTCCAATCAAGCATCTTAGTCAATACTGGATATGCCATATGCAAGAAGCCGATCATTTCATCAGCACCCTGCTCTATGTCATCCGAGCCAAAAACATTATGACCTTGAAGCAACTTAGCTGGTGATGCTTTGATCTGGACATACGGTTCATAACTAGTATCGAAAAACACTTTCATAGCCATACCCGTATAGTGAGTTGGCACAGATTCATAAGGATGGAATAAAGCAGCAGCAGAAATTGAGCCATCATCATTTTTATGAACTGAACGTGATGCAAGTGGTATTTCGATAGTATGAAGATCAATATCTACAAAAAAATAACGCCCTTCCGCATCTACCGAGTAGAAGCTGGATTCAAAAGGCGCATTTATGCAAATATGATCTAGCATGACTAATTACGCATGTATACAAATAACATTGAGCAGAATTTAATACAATTACACATGAATAGCAAGCACATATAACAGATATACAAGTAATATTGTATGCAAGTTAATAACCCGAAAATGTGACGAAAATGGCAGTAACAGTTCGTTTAAATGACAAAGAGCAAGAATCTCTACGAAAGAAGTGTGTAGAGCTCAATAAAATTCTGATCAATAAAAATCTCCAGCCCATAAAGGATAGTGAGCTAGTACATATCATTCTTGATCAGGCTATAGATAACGTTGAGATTTCAGCCAATGGAAAAGTCGTTGTAAGAAACGCGAAAGATTTATAAAAATTCTCAAATTTGAGACTAGAGTCCACCATTAGAAGACGTGGACTCCCCGCCTCGGCTGAAAATTCGCATAATGCGCATTGATGTTAAATGCACTTCTATGCATCTAGCGATCATCGCAACATTGACAAATAAATAAGCACCTATGTATATGATACATAAGTGCTTTTTATTTGTAGCAATGTGAAGTGCAAGTAACAT